TACTAGAGGTTGGAGTCCTTGACTCTCCATTGGCGACATGTCGCTTAGTAACCTTGTGCGCTCACAGACTAATTGCCTATACGCAGTGTGCGCATAGCCATTCCCAACTGGGGGAAGGCTGCGCCAAGTGCATACTGGGCAGCTGGAGCTGCACTGCGAAGAATATTCTTCACATGCTCCTCGAGATACCGTGTAACCATTGCAGTACTACCTTGGTAGATACCATACATAGATGATCTTGCGTTGGTGATAGCATCTTCGATATGACTAGAGGTCTTGTTAGACGGCGTAGTCATATGGGTTAGAACAGCGTTGTACTTTGGAATTAGTTCAACGTTCATAAACACCTCAACAGCTACGCAACCAGTGGAAGCGGCTGCTTGTGACACCATAATGGTGCACTCAGTCCAGCTTGCAGTTGCGCCGGTTCCAATCCCATTGAAGGGATTGGAATCGCCTTTGCTTGATGAAATCCAATGAATGTCAGCAGTGGCTAAAGGCTCACGGACAGCTTTCTCATAGATGTCAGTGTAGTCTGGAGTTGCTATGACTTGGTCTGAATCGACCATGTGCACTAACCCAGCTGATTGATCGGCATTCGTCATACCGAAGACCCGTACACCAAAAGTGACGGGCCTCCAATAATCGAAATTAGCGGCAATGTCAGCATAGCCAGCCACAGAAGAGTACGCGCTCCAAGTCGAAACCTTCGAGGTCGTGCTGGTAAGGCACATTCTGGAAGTTGCGTAGAGCGCGGGCGATATTTGTAAAGCACCAAAGCCATTACCAGTATTAGTAATACTAGTGATGTAACTGATGCGATAAGAGTTAGACCGCACATTACTACGATCAAACACCTTAGCGTTGGCAGCTGCGTTACAGAACGGGTTAACGTTACTGCACACAGCGTGCACCAAATCTGTGCTCGCTGGTTGAATAGCCTTCCTGACTCCTACTCCCTTGGTGGGGCGATGGATGGTATTCTGTTGAGGAATACTTTGTCTTTGAGACTTATTCTGTTTCTTTGGTTTAGATTTGCTTTTGCTATTTCTGTTAACCATTGTTGACTTGTTAATTAATTTAAGTTTTATTTCCTGCCAAGTCTACTAAACAGGAAAGGCCTGCATGATTATTCAAGCTCACCATACACTTTCGCGTAGGTGGCTTTCACACGGTCCGATGTGGACTTATCGTGTCTAACCTCGTACAAGAAGGCTGCGAGTAACTCGCGGTCTCCTTTCTTGGTACTGAACAACTTGTAAGCGGCTTTGGGCCACGACTCGAGAGTCGCGGTCCAACGTCCGTTTTGTAGCCGGTAGTTGTGGGAGCAGAAAGTAAAGGACTCTCGTCCTTGAACTTCCACCTCTCTCACAGGGATACCGATCTTGGCATAAGCAGCTATAATAGCTGTCTTGTCCAACAAAGTCATTTCAATGCAGTCGTCGCCATTGTTTCTGTGGTCGATTGACTTAACTGCCATAGCAGCTAGGCCTCGTGCAACACAGTTCAACTCAGTTGTTTCTGTTGAGCCACTAATGGTCTGCCCGTCTACATTCTTAACGAACACAACACCGCTAGGCACGATGTAGGCTGTCTTGACGCTGACGTGGCACCAATTATCTAGTGACTGTCTCAGGAAAGCTGAGGGGTTGCTACAGGATTTGAAGACGGTGTCTACAAAACCTCCAACCATGGGGACGCTGACACGCGAGTCCCAGGTTATAACATCTGTAGTAACAGGTGTATACTTGGGGAGCTTGACACACATTGCAGTATAAACTACACCAAGCTCCTGATTCAACTTATCAGTGAAGCCGATTCCGGCTAACATGTTAAGATTAGGATACGAGTTGATGCAGGTCCCTGGGAATTGCCCAAATATGACTCTCTCCACTATCTGATCCACGATACTCAGGCACTGTACGACTCGGTACTTGCCAGTGATTACCTTGGAACTCTTGTGGGGTTCATTCTTAATAATGGGCGATAGTGGATCTCTAGCTCCCATGAGCACGAGCGCTTCAGTTGTGAATCCTGAAAGATCTCTGGTGCGCATGAGGCATACCCTAGCAACAGCTAGTTTAATGATAGAGTCTAACTCGTTGTCAATAACTTGCTTGTTGGTAGTGTAGAACTGCCTATATGGGAATCCGGGAGAAGATGTCAATTTGAGTTGTCGTATTGCTACTAAAACTTCAACTTCCTCGATCCCTTCGCGCCATGTAGGTTGAGTCCATTTTACCAGGGTTTTAGCATAAGCCTTAACTGAGCTTTTGCTAGGAACAAAGGTGGCAGGTTCTAAAGCGAACTGCTTACCGCAAGCCGTCAGCACCATGTCATTGGTGGTGGCGGGAGGGTAACTCATGCCCCGTAGCTCCTCCAGTTCCTGGAGGGCTATTGGGTTACACTGGGGGGGGTCTTTCCCCCTACAGTTGTACGAGCGTCCTTTGAGGATGACACGGATGTTCCCGACTTTGGTTTCCGTGGCCGCCGCCTCAGCACCATTACATACTTGGTACCCTGAGAGTCGGCTGATCGATTTTGCTGCGGTGGGGTCGATCGGTTCCCACTGGGACGAAAATCCGGATCCATACGAGCTTGCGCAAACGGGTTGCATGGCAGATGCTCAATAGGGATCGGTCCATCGTAGTCGTCTGTAATGACGGTGTCTCGGGTTTTGGGGTCAGCATTTTCGTACTTTCTCCTCCTCTTAGACTCGCCACCAGATATAGCTGCGATGATTTCGCCTTGCGTTACAAACCTACCAGAGAGGTATTTCTCCCTGACTTCAGTTATTTCTAACATCTGCTCAAGAGTTATACCCTGGTTGTAAGCCAGGTCTTCATAGTAGTCGAGTCTGATTTCCTCAAACTCTGAGTCACTGACGAAAGCTACTTGACTGCCCTTTACGAACACGTTAAAGCTCCCATCATCTGGGTCAAATTTGTAACGTTTACCACTGATGAGTAGGTCCTGGTTGAGGTAATCCTCAAGTTTGTGGACCGCGTCACGAGATCCTTCCGAGCTCTCAGACACACGTACACCGTCAGTTAAGCTAACGGCTAGCACTCCTTTCCTAGGAGAGATGTACACCGACGACCGAGGTCGTGGGAGTAAGCCATCAATCATGAAGACAACGGCCAAGTCCAGGAACGAATTATAGTGCCCTTCTTTGGTTATCACGGAGGATACGTGCATCCCACACACGGATCCGGAGCTTCTTACGAGAGATCCGGAAAAGCCGGGTAGTGTTGATGCTGTGTGGAGGGTTGTGAAGGGGGACCCTGAAAGGTCAACTCCTGCAACGGCTCCGCTGGAAGTAACTACTTTCCCGCTTGTGTTAGTAGCGACGATGGTAATACCAACGTCATTCCTAGCAGGAAGCACAGTAGTAACAGCTTTTGTTCCGAGGTTTGTTATTCCTCGGCTGGTTAAATATACGATATCAGCTTCAGGCACCCTCGAAAGGGTGACTTTCATGTCGCTTATAAGTAGAGATCCGGCTGACCCCCGAAGGTAGGTCGCCCCGTTATGGTAGACGTGCGCGGGAAGAAACACGGTGACTTCGCCATTTCTGGAGAAGATCGCGCCCAAACCCAGCACGGATTTGTCTTGGGATAAAACCAAGACTTCATACTTAGTGTTTGCGTTCTCAGGTGAAGGCCTGATAGTGGAGCCCGGAATAGCCATTTCTAGCGTTCGGGACTCTTTGTCACCACCAGGTTGCACCACCTGAGTCTGAGAGTCGATATAACCAACTCTATCTCCGTCTTTGTAAATTACGGAAATATGATTGCCATCGGAGCAAGTCTCATACTTAACCTCTAAATGCGCGAGGTCAGCATTTTGCTCCTGTGTGAACTTGGGGTCCACTGGGATCAAAGCATTCACTACTGATTGATAAGGCCCTAGAGCCCATTCAATGCAGGTGTATACCTGTCGGGTCACTCGTTTAACGGTGATGATACCCATAATGGCAGCATTCGCGGTCGAGTAGTACGTTCCAGCAATTGCGAAGAGACTCAGCAAAATGCGAATCACTTTCGTGGCAAAGACCCCGAAGGCCCTTACCGCTTCACTGGAAGTGAAAGCTGTGACTTTCGATCGAAATCGGC